CGCGGCCATCGCCGGGTTCGGCGAGATGCTGTGGCAGAACATCGTGGTCGCCGGGTGGGACCGGGTGAAGGAAGGTTGGAACGCCGCGGTCACCTTCCTCACCGACACCGTTCCGACCTGGATTCAAAATGTGGTCAACGGGCTGCTCGGGCTGGGCGAGCAACTGTGGCAGTCCATCGTGGTGGCGGGCTGGGACCGGGTGAAGGAGGGATGGAACGCCGCGGTCACGTTCCTCACCGAGACCATCCCGACGTGGATCACCAACCTGGTCAACGCGCTGCTCAACTTCGGCGCCCAGCTCTGGGGCAAGATCGGCGAGGGTTGGGAGTTCATCAAGACCAACTGGGCGGCGGCCAACACCTTCCTCGTCGAGAAGATCACATCGTGGATCTCCGAGATCGTCAACGGGCTGCTCGACTTCGGGACCCGCGCGCTCGGCGGCATCATGCAGGGCTGGGAGAACGTCAAGACCGGCTGGCAGCAGGCCAACGCGTTCCTCGTGCAGAAGGCCACCGAGTTCGTCACCAACACGATCAACGCCTTGGTCAACTTCGCCCAGCAGCTCTGGGACAAGATCGTCGGGGCGTGGAACGCGCTGCCCGAGGGCATCCGCAAGCCCATCGAGGACGTGATCAACGCCGCGCTCAAGATGGGCCAGGACATCATCCAGTCCTTGATCGACATCCCGCAGAAGATGTGGAACGCCGGGGTGGACATCATCACCGGGCTGCTGAACGGGCTCAAGTCCAAGGGTCAAGAGATCGTCGACTACCTGACCAACCTGATCCCCGGCCCGGTGCGCCAGGCGCTCGGCATCTCCTCCCCGTCCACGATCATGTCCGAGATCGGCGAGAACACCATGGCCGGTCTCGATCAAGGTCTACAGAAGTGGATGCCGACCATCGAGAAGACGCTCAACACCGTCTTGGAGATCATCAACAGCGTCAAGTCCGCGTTGGGCATCGCCTCGCCGTCCGCCTACATGGAGGACATGGGATCCGATATCGGGCAAGGGCTGCACGGCGGCATCGAGGCGTGGATCCCCAAGATCCAAGCCGTGCTCGACCAGATCAAGGCCATGGCCGAGGAAGCGGCCCGGCAGGCGGCGGCGGCATCCGCGGCGGCGCAACAGCAGATCGCGGCGAACCAACAGATCCGGGCCGAAGATCAGTCCATGGTCAACCCGCACTTCTACGACGAGATCAGCTACAAGGGCAAGATCTACAAAAAGGGCCAGCCGGGCTACGCGGGCGCAGCGGCCCAGATGGGCGTGCCCGGCTACAACCTCTCGGACATGGTCAAGGCCGAAGACGGCTCGCTGGTCCCGAAGTCGTTCTACACGGCCAAGGGCAACGCTCCGGCCACTGGCAAGATGGTGCGCGCCGAGGATGGCTCGCTGGTGCCCGCGTCGTTCTACGACGCCAAACCCGCGGGCAACACGCTGGGCAAACTGGCCAACCTGCCGGGCCACTCGCTCTACCCCGCCGACCTGTTCGACAAGGTCAAAAACGCGGCGTACAAGCTGGGCGAGTTGGTCATGGCCGAAGACGGGTCCCTGGTGCCCGCATCGTTCTACGAGGCGATCAAGCCCGCGGCCACCAAACTGGCCAAGATGGTCATGGCCGAAGACGGCTCGCTGGTGCCCGCGTCGTTCTACGACAACGCCACCCCCGCCCCCAAGGCCGGGAAGTTGGTCAAGGCCGAAGACGGGTCGCTGGTCCCCGAGTCGTTCTACTCGAAGATGGCGTTTCCGACCGGGGCCAACCTGGCCAAGTTCATCAAGGCCGGGCTGCCCGCCGAGCTGGGCAAGTTGGTGTCCTACTCGACCCGCGGCATCGGGGTGGACGTGGGCAACGCGCCCAAGGGCCTGGCCGACCTGCTCTACCAACTCGGGTTCCGCGGCGATCCCACCGACAAGGCCGAACGGCTCTACAGCAAAGACGATCTACCCACCATCGCGCGCCGGGCCGGGCTCAACATCGACGCGCGGTCCTACGGCACCCAGCTCAACCCCAAGGACGTCGTTGATCAGATCTTGTGGAAGGCCAAGGCGGGCGGGCTGGTGCCCGCGTAGGAGGAGATCATGAATCCGCTACACGTCGTGCTGTTGATCCTGGCGTTCCTGTTGGCCGCCGGGGCCGCGTTCATGGCCTCGCGGCCGGACCCGATGGTGCGTTACGGCCTGGTACTGCTGGCTGCCGGGATCGCGGTGTATTTCCTGGATCTCGTGCTGGTCGCGGCGCGGGTGTACTAGGTGCGCTCTACCCAGACCGGCCAGTGGCGTGACCTGGTGTTCGGGCCGGGCACCGACTACCCGGTGACCGAGATCATCGGCGTGGACGACATGGCCGAGATCCGCACCGCGGACATCCCGCGGCCCCAGTCGGATGGGGACTGGAGCGGTACCGATCAGGTGGCCCCGCGGGTCGTGATCATGACCCTGGGCATCCGCGGGACCAGCGGGCCGGACCTGGAGGCCAAGCGCAAGGCGGCCATGTTCGAGCTGTCCCCGTCTCGGCGCAACACCGAACGGCTGGTACTCACCGACGGGCGCCAGGTGTACGCCAAGCTGCGCCGCTACGCCATGCCCACCGACATGGGCAACGACTGGCGCATCGGAGAGCTGCATCTGGAGTTCTACTGCCCCGACCCCCGCGTGTACACGGGCGACCTACAGGCCAAAACGCTGATCGCCGGGGCCGGTCGGTTGAGCGGGCGCACCTACAAACGCGGCTACACCGCGGCCAGCGGCGCACCCAACTACGTGGCCCCCGCCGGTTGGCAGTACCCGCCCGCCAGCCAGGTGGTGTCCGAGGCCCAGTTCACCAACACCGGCAACGTTCCGGCCCCGCTGGACTGCCTACTGCGTGGCGTGCTGCTCAACCCGCGCATCGAAGTGGTGGGCGTGAGCCAGTTCCCGCTCACGGTCTCGCTCGGCGCCACCGACCAGTTGCGGATCACCCACGACTACCACCTGTTGCTCAATGGGGTGGAACGCCGGGATCTGCTGGGCATCGGAGCCGTGTGGCCCGCCGTCCCACCCAGCACCTGGACCGTGCGGCTGTTCGCGCAGTCCGGCTCGGGCACCGCAGACATCCTCATGCAGTCGGCGAACCTGTGATGGACGCGAACCTATGACCGGACCGGCCGAGGGCACCGACACCGTCTTGATCGTGCGGAACATCCAGACCCGCGCGATCATCGCCACGCTGCCCTGGTCGGCGCTGACCTACGAGGCCCGGATCAACTCCGCGGGCCAGATGACCGCCACCATCCCGATCATGGAGGGCGGGATGAGTGACATCCTGCTCCCGGGCCGGGTGCTGGTCGGGGTGCTGCGCGGTGCGCTGCCGGTCTGGTCGGGGATCTTGTGGAAGCGCGAGATCGACCCGGACGGCTCGATGAAGATCGGGTGTGAGGAAGTCCTGAGCTACTGGGACCGACGCCGCATCCGCGGCACGCTGATCTTTACCCAGATCGACCAGTCCATGATCCTGTCTACCCTGTTCAGCCTGCCCCAACAGGACGCCTACGGCGCGCTCGGCGTGACCATGGTCGGCAACATCACCACCGGGGTACGGCGGGACCGCACCTACTACGGCTATGACCGCAAGTCCTACGGCGAGATGATCCGCAACCTGTGCGGCGTGATCGACGGGCCGGACATCAAAAACGACCCGGTGTTCATCAACGGCGTGTGGTCCGACCAGATCCGGGTGGGCTACCCGCGGCTGGGCCGCACCCTGGATCAGAGCCACATCACGTTTATCGTCGGGATCAACTGCAAGATCGATGAGTGGAGCGAGGACGCGGCGGCCACCACCACCGTGATCGACTGCCTGAGCACCAATCCGGCCGACTCGACCAACCCGCTGATCTCCACCTACGAGGCCCAGTTCATGTACGGGGCCGGGTGGATGCGCCTGGAGGATGCGCTGGCGTTCGCGGACATCTCGATCCAGGCCACGCTCAATGAGAAGTCCAAGGCCGAGCAGGCCGCCCGGTCCGGCGTGGTGCTGTCGATCACCATCACGCTGCCGGACGCGGATGAGGATCCGGTGCTGGGCACCTACGGCGTGGGCGATGACTGCCGGTTGATCGTCCCGCCCGGCCCGGCGTTCACCGAAGGCTACGACGTGCAGGTGCGCATCGCGGCCATCGAGGTGGACGCGGGCCAAGCCGACACGGTCAAGGTGACCATGGTCCCGGCCCTGATCGACGGAACCGTGATCATTCCGATCAGCGGTGGGTCCGCGCTGAGCACCGTGACCCACGCGCCGCAGAGCCCGGGACCGGACGAGGCCGACATCACGGTGATCACGGCAGAGGCGACCATGGCGGAGGAGACGACGTGACCCGGGTGGCACGATCGGTGGACCTGTCGGAGTGGCTGACCCGCACCGAGGAACGGTTGTCCACGGCCGAGCGCCGGTTGGCCGCCGCGCAGCGTCCCGCGCAAGGCGTGACCTCGATCGTCTACGGGCCCAACCTGTTGCCCAACCCCGACTTCGAGCAGGACGGGGCCGGGACGGTGGCCGGATGGCAGAACATCCAGCAGAGCGCAGCCAACCTGGTCACCGGCTCGCAGGCCATCGCCGGATCCTGGTCGTTGATGGTGTCGCACACGGCCAGCGCACCCACCATCACCCGGGAGAAGCGCTCGATCAACATCCGGCCCTACGCCTGGCGCAACTACAAGGGCGACAACACGTTCAAACCGGCCACCGGCTCCGACGGCTACGACCACGTGTTCGAAGGCCAGTTCGATGCGGTCGACGGCAACACAAGATCATATATGTGGTTCGATCCGGCCGGGTTCGCCGATGTGGTCGGCACGATCGCGGGCGACTGGGAATGGTGCGACCTGCTGATCTTCTGGGAACACTGGTTCTGGTCCGAGGGCGGAACCATGATCCTCGGGGCGCATACCGTGTCGGTGCCCCCCGCCATCGGCGCAGCCGGGCCGACCACCAACTCGTTCCCCGATCTGATTCGCTTCACCTGGCCGGGCCGTTACATGTGGGGGTCCTGCGGGATCATCCAGGTGGGTGGCATCTGCGACCGGATCCGCGACGGTTCCTTCCGTGGCTTCGAGCTGGGCCCCGGGCCGACCACCAACAACACCTACTACGGCTATGCCCGGCCCTACGATGCCCAACTGCGCGTCACCTACTGGAAGACGACCAACATCTCTATCGGCGGGCTCTCGGCCGAGCAGCGATCGGTGGGCGTGGGCGTGACCGGGTCCAACGTGAAGTGGAACGCCGCGTGCTCGATCAAATGCACCGTTCCGGCCACCGCCAAGCTGGGCGTCTGGTGGCGCAACGCGGGCGGCACCGTGACCGATGTGGATGTGGCCACCGTGAACCTGGGCGCGGACGCCATCCAGCCGATCTCCGGGACCACCGGGGCCGCGTTCAGTGACGCCGCGGTGGATCTCGGCGTCTACATCAAGGTCACCGGCAACCCGCCGTCGGACGGCAGTGGATCAACCATCCCGTGGACATGGACCGTGGACGATTTCGTGCTACGGCAGCAGATCGCCGGTTAGGAGTCGATCATGGCGCTCAAGACCCTCTTCCTCCAGTCCGGTGCCTACAACGCGCTGGACGATCGCATGATCGGCGGGCTGTGGCTCGATCCCAGCGCGGACCCGCTCTCGGGCGGCGGGCGCATCGTCACCGGCATGCTGGTCTCCGCGCAGGCCACCCCGAACATGACGGTGTTGGTCTCGCCCGGTCGTTCGGTGTGCCCCACCCCAGCGTCCGACGGCGGCGGCTACATCATCATGAACGACGCCAACGCCACGATCACCGTGCCCCCGGTGTCCAGCTTGCCCCGCTATGACCTGGTACTGCTGGCGGTGGACGATGCCGACTACTCCGGATCGATCTACGGCGGCAAGATCTACGTGCTGGCCGGGACCCCGGCAGCCTCGCCCGCCTATCCCACCCAACCGGCGGGCACGGTCATGCTGGCCCAGCTCAACCACCTGGCCAACGCCACCTCGGTGCCGCAGTCGGCGATCCTGCGCAACTCGGCCGGAGCCATCCACGAGGTGGAATACCAGGCCACCACGATCCAATCGGTTCCGGCCGGAACGGACCGGCCGTTGGCCTACGGCGTGGCCATGTGGATCTCTCCGGACGTGACCAAGGGGACGTCCACCGGTGGTGCCATCCCCGATGCCCGATTCCAGCTCAACCGAGACGGGATCTGGACGATCGACGCCGGGGTGCGCATGCAGTGCGAGGCGAACAAGTCGGCCGGGATCTGGATCGGCCTGGACGGCGCAGGCATGCGGTTCGCGGCCAGCCTGCCCAACACCGGCAGCCAGGCGGCCAACATCGAGTTGGCGGCCAGTTGCACGCGCCGGTTCGGGGCCGGGACCGCGCTCAACGTCAACGCCTGGCATAACAGCTCCGTGGCCAAGAACACCGACCCGTTCAACCAGTCCATGCACTTCCGCGCGACGTGGATTCGGCCCTAGTTGGGAGACGGGCCGGGCCGCTACCCTGCACCCGGACCCCGTGTACACGCGGACCATCGAGGGAGATCTCATGCCGATGTGGTCGGACCTAGACCGGGCGTTCGAAGGATCCGGGCTGGTCGTCAAGATCGGATACGGCGGCTGGAAGTCCTACGGGCACGGCACCCCGGGCGCTGTGCAGGCCGTCGACTGTCACCACACGGCCGGGCCGCCCACCGGGGACACCCCGAGCCTCAATACCGTGATCTACGGCCGGTCGGATCTTCCCGGGCCGCTGTGCAACCTGTACCTGTCCCGCTCGGGTGAGGTGTACCTGGTCGCCGCGGGCATCGGCTACCACGCCGGGGCAACGTTGCAGAACTGGCAGGACAACGACTCGGCGATCGGCATCGAGGCCGAGGCGACCGGGGTGGACGCCTGGCCGCAAGATCAGTACGACGCCTACGCCCGGATGTGCGCCTGCCTGGCCGCCTACTACCGGCTGCCGCTCGATCACGTGCTCGGCCACAAAGAGGTGTGCGACCCACCCGGGCGCAAGATCGATCCCAACTTCGATATGAACGCGTTCCGTGGACGCGTCAAGGCAGGCGGCGGCGTCCCGGCCCAGGCGGCTCGGGACTTCCCCGACGACGAGGAGAACCAGATGTTCATTTTCTTCGATGCGGTCGACGTCACCCCGCCCGAGCCCGAGCCCGAGCCGGAGCCGAGCCCGGACGACCCGCACGTCGAGCACCACAGCGAGCGGATCTACGAATACCGCTTCCACGGGCAGCGCACCTGCGAGGCCGGGGGCGGCTCGAACATCGCCCAATCGGCATGGGCGTGTTTCTCGGTGGCCTGGGGCAACTGCTCGGCCTACATCGCGGCCAGCGACGGCAAGGGCAAGGTGTGGAACCTGCTCGGGGCACCGGGCAAGCTGGCCAAGGTCAACAACAACTCGCAGATCCCGTTCCCGTTGCCCACCGGCGCGCGCATGGTCACCGTCGAGGGCGTGCGGGACAACGCGGGTACCGTCATCGCCTGCGACGTCTACAACCTGCGCTAGGAGCCGATCATGAAGTGTGTTGCCTGTTGGATCGCCACGTCCGGCGCGGCCATGACCGAAGCCCTGTTCGTGTTCGGCGGGCAGACGCTCTGCGCCGAACACCTACAGAAGATCTACGACGCGCTGGAAGCACAGCCGGACGTGACCCCGCACTGAGCTGATTCGGTAGCGGGTATCCCGCACGGGTGCGCATCAACCAGACCGGCGTGGCCTGCCTCGTGGTGGCCTGCCTAGCCTGTGTCATCGTGGGCGCGCTGAGTGTGATCACCGAGCTGTTGAACCGACCGCTCAACCCGGTGTTCTTCTACGTCGCCGGGGCCGCGCTGTGCGGCGTGCTCGCCGAGACGGTGCGCCAGATGACGCGGCGGGATCCGCGGGTGACCCGGACCCAGATGTTGGCGGCATCGCGGCGAACCGGTTGGTTACCGGATCAGCACGGGGATCCGTTTTCGGATCGAGCAGCACGGACAGCGCGGGCGGCATTTCTGGCGAATCCGGCTCCGCGAGTGAGGACGGTAGGCGAGTATGCCCGGACACATGACGGCTATCCCCGACAACCCGCAACGGGTCGGTCCGGGGCTCAACCCCGGCACCGTTCCGCTTACCCGGACCCGCGGCTCGCAGCCTGGCAGCGACGGAACGCGCAACAGCGTGTACACGGCCAGCCTTACGGGCCTGATCTTGGCCTCGTTGATCGCTCTGGGGCTGCCCGGGACGTCGCCGACGGGCCACGTCCTCGCACTCATCATCGGCGCGGCTAGCGCCGGGGTGCTGCTCGGGCGCGGGGTGTGGACCGTGCAGGGCATCGAGCGGGTCGGTGCGCAAGGTCTGCCACATGAACACGATCAGCGCCACTAGGAAGATCACGATCAGGAACAGGCCCAGCGTTCCGCCGTAGGCCGCTCCGCCGAGCGCGAGCAGGCCGCCGACGACCAGCGCCACGACCATGGTCACCCCGGTCACGATGAACAGGCCGAGATAAGAGGCCGCCTGGGCCAGCCGATAGGCGGTACGATCCCCGGCAACCCCAGCGTGTACACGGCCTGCGCGGTGACGGGATGGGCGCTTGGTGCGGCGCCCACGACCTGACCCCCGGTGCCGCTGCATGAGACCAGACCAGCAGCGGCCCCGGGGGCCGGGCGAGCAACCTGTGAAGTTGTGGCGGTGGCCGGTCAGGCGGCCTGGATGAACGGCGACTGTTCGGCCAACGCCCAGCACTGGGCTTCGGTCTCGCCGGTCAAGATCCGCAACGCTTCCTTGGCCGGGAGCCTCCCCGGATAGCCGGTGGGCTTGCTGTACTTGCGGCGAGCCAGCGTCATGGTGGCGTGCGTGCGGTGGTCATAGCGCAGCATGTCGCACCGGTCGCATCGGAACTGCTGCGACCACAACCGCACTCCGGCCGAGACCAGGGCGAGCCAGCCGAGATCTTCCCACCGGTGCCCGTAGGCCCGGCACTTGATCATTTGCAGAATGGCGCGTTGAACCTTGGTCAGACTGCTGCGCTTGGCCACGCCTAGACCGCCTCGCTTCCGTGGGTGTGGCATTCCTGCTCCGTAGCGACCTTCCCGCCGACCGGTGGCGCACTCGGGCCGCAGAAGTCGCGGTGTCGCCAGATCTGGTCCTTGTGTGGGATCCGGGCCTGAGTCGTTCCGGATGCGCGGCGGGCGTACTCCCGGCGTGAAGACGTGTCGCGCACCCCGACGTGATGGCGAGCGTAGGTCCGCAACTGCTGGTCGGCGGCGGCTTCCGAGCAGCGGCCGACGTGCATGACGATGGCGCGCAACACCGGGTAGGGCAGGCCGGTCTCTCCGGCCGCGCGCAGGGCGGCCAACGCCACCTCGCAACCCTGCGCCGAGCGCGAGTGCCCGCGTGGGGGCTGCCGGTCAGGCGCCCCGCCGATGATCTGCACCCAGCCGCGGGGCTCGGTGACCTGGTCGTAGTAGATCCACGTGGCCATGATCAACCACCCACCGGGTAGACCGAACAGTCGTTCTCGATCAAGACGTCGGTGGCGTGCACGGTGACCCCGGTCCGGGACGACACCTTGCCCTTGCGCCCCACCATCCACTTGCAGGTCTCATCGGAGTTGATGTCCACGGCGTAGTCACCCGCGGGCCACATGCTCATCGCCTCGCCCCGCACGTAGATCGTCTCGGGGTGCACGGGAGGCTTGGGGGCCACCTTGACCGGCGGTACGGTCGGGACGGCCGGGGCCACGGCAACCGGGGAAGGGCTCGCCGTCGGCTCCGGCACCTTAACCGTCGTCGGGGCCGGGGTGAGCAGCACCCCGATCAGCGTGAGCAGCGCGAGCACGGCGATGACACCGGCGAGCACTTGCAGGATGCGCCGGTTGACGTGGCGACGTCGGGCGCGGCGCTCGGCGCGCGGGTCGGGCCGGTAGTCCAGATCGGTGGCGTCGGACGGGTAGGCCGACTCGGGCAGGGGCCCCAGGTGCTGCGGCCCCCACGGGTCATCGGGATGCGGCGTGTACACGCCGTGCGGATCGGTGTCGGTCATTTCGTTTCCTCTTGATCTATCAGGTGTGAAATTGCGGGTGAACCTAGTCGAGCGATCGAGCGTGTCGGGAAGCGGGAGGCCCGGTGCGGTCGTTATGGGCGCTCACACCGGGCCCCCCTGGCGAGGGGGTGAGTGGCGATCACCCCCGGGCTACGTTGGAGCGGCGCACCGCATCCATGGCGGCGGCCCACCAGTCCAGCGGGACGCGGCCCTGCCCCATGATCACGGCGTCGAGATCTTCGAACTTGGCGGCCAACTCGGTGGCCGAGGCCACCACATCCTTGGGCTGGCCACCCAGCAGAACCGAGTGGGCCAGCGAGCGGATCTCGGCCAACGTGGCGTTCGGGTCCATGATCACACCGCCTCCGGGTAGAGCAGCGCGAGCGACTGCGGGAAGTCCGACCAGTCCGCGATGCCCTCGCGCTCCGACGTCTCGTCCTGGATCTCGTACGCGATGGCGCGAGCGGCGATCCGGCGCAGGAACCGCGCGGCGGCACAGTCGGCCATCTCGGTGGCCGGGACGATCATCCGGGTGATGCCGGTCGAAACGGTGCCGTGCACGGCTCCATCCCAGATGATCTCGATGCGCAGCGGGCGGGCGGTGGTGGCCATCGGGTACTCCCTGGTCTCTCGCTTGTTGACACCACCATCATAGCATGGGACTGCGAGTACCAGGGTTACCGGGGGGTGGCCACGCCGTGAGGTCGGACACATCTGCCCGTGTACACGGGCTGTCAGGACGGCGGCCCCTCGTCGCGCACGTGCTCGATCGCCACACCCTCCGGGAAGCCTCGCCAATCGGGCCAGCGGCGGGCGCGGTTCATCTCCTGTTTCACAACCAGCGCCGAGGTCAGATCCTCCGGCGAGATGTCCTGGCGCCACGCGCCGTCGATGGCCAGGATGATCAAATCGGCCCACTCCAGAGGATCTTGTGGGTGCTCGCGCACCTCGATCATCTCTTTGGCCAGGTGATCAAGGACGCCGTCCAGCCGCGGGCCGGGCCCGAATGCGTTGGCGGAGAACATGATCTGCGCCCGGATGTAGGCGACGAGATCGAATGTGGGCACGTAATCGTGGTGATCACTCATGATGCGCATCCTCTGCACGTAGGTGGGGCCCCCGGCTCTGCGGGGGCAAGGCCAGGGGCCCCGGTGGCACCGGGCCCTGGGAGCAGGTGAGGGGTCACCATGCAGCGGACTCGGCTACCAGACGTGCGCGCCAACGGGAACGCAGCCAGCACGCTACTCGGCCTCCGAGTCCGAAGGGACCCGTTCCGGGTGATTTGCCGATCCCTGCTCGGTAAACCACGTATCGAAGATCAGGTATTGCCGGGTGTCCGGATCGTTGACCTTGCGCACGATCATGCGCTTGGGGTCGGACAACTCGACCACCTGCACGAGCACCCGCGGGCCGTCCTCGCCGTCCAGGGTGGCCATGCCTTGGGTGTGTCGACGCGGGCGCTGCGACTGGCGCACGGCTTCGGCGTGGGTGGCCTTGCGGGTCTCCGACGGCTGGTAGGCGGCGGCGGCTTCGGCGCGCGCCTGGGCCAACTCGGCCGCCCGCGCCTCGTCCTTCTGCAACCAGTACACCCAGTGCGGCTCGACGTCCGGATCGGTGCCGACGCCGCGTTCGGCGTCCAGCTTGCGGGCCACCGCCATGGGCGCCATCACCGGCCAGGCTTCCACGTCGTCGGGTAGCCGATCTTCGACCCCGCCGTGTTCGGCGATGAACCACGGGTCGCGCACCATGCGACCGGCGGCGTAGGCATTGCGCAGCCGGGCCAGGTAGCGCGAGTCGCCCCCGGGCGCCCATCGACGTTTGGTCGGGCGGCCGTCGCCGGAGAAGCACGGGCGGGTCAACGGCACGGCGGAGGGCATCGGGAGCGGCGGTTCTACGTCGTTGCTGGGTTCCATCACGGTCATGATGATCTTCCTTTCACGGGTTGTCGGTGTGGTGTGGTCTGATCACTCGATGGCGGCCACGATCGCGGCGTCTTCGGGCCACGGGGAGTCGAACACGTGCATGCGCATGTAGGCGGCGAACACCGCGGCTCCGCGGGCGTGCGCGCGCAGCGTGGTCATGGCGTCCAGGTCGTACATCGAGATGATCCGCACGAGCACTTCGGTGGACGGCCGACGACCCCCGGTCCGGATCTTGTTGGCCATGGCCACGGACACGCCGACCTGGGCCGCGAACTTGCGGTTGGTCTGGTCGTCCGCCACCCATCGCTGCGGGGCCGGAGGTTCGGTCATGGACGTAGGGTACCGGGCGTTTCAACGGGTAGGCAAGGCAACGCGGGCACTGCTAGACTGTCAGTCCAAAGATCTCAAACCGGGGTGAGGTGACCATGGGCCAGCGGAAAACGCTGCTCGAACGGCACGAGAAGGTCACCGGCCTGTACCGCGACGACGAGGGTGTCTGGCGTGATCAATACGACCGCCCGGCACTGCTGCGCGCGGACGGCAAGGGCCGGGCCCCGTACCTGCGGTTCTCCAAGATCGGCGAAGAGTTCGAAGATCGACGACTGCTGGAGGACTGGGGCAAGCGCAAGGTGGCCGAGGGCGTGGCCATGAACGAACACCTGATCACCGCGGTGCGCGCGCACCGGCGCAAGCGCAACAAGATGAACGAGCTGTGCGAAGAGGCGTTGCAACTGGCCAAGGCGTACGAGCGGCGCGAGATGGGCACCGCGGAACACCATTTCTTCGATGATCTCGACCTGGACCGGCCCACCGACCGACCCGAGTACCTGGACGACGACGCGGAAGCCTACGAGGCGCTGACCCGGCCCCGGTTGCGACACCTGCACGTCGAGCAGTTCTGCGCCTGTGACACCTGGATCGGCTCGCTGCCGGTGTTCCTGGCCGGGCGCCCGGACCGGATCTCACAGCTCAAGGTGGATCTTCCGTTCCCCGAGGAACTGCAAGCTGACGCCGGGATGGAGTACATGCCCGCCGGGGCCACCGTGGTGGTCGACAACAAGACCGGCCGGTGGGTGAAGTATTCGCAACTCGTGTGGGGGTTGCAATGCGCGGCGGCGGCCAACGCGGTGCCCTACGACGTGCACGCCGACGAACGGTTCGACTGGAAGATCGCCCCGCGTACCGACTGGGCGTTGATCGTGCACGCGCCCTACCGCGAGGGCGAGGCCCGGCTCTACTGGCTCAACATCGACAAGGCGTGGCGGCAACTGGTGATCGCCATCGCCCGCCGGGACGCCAACGCCGAGAAGGCGTCGTTGATGGCCCCGGTGCCCCGTACCCACATCGTCCGCGGCCCGAACCCGCGCCGCGACTGGTAAGTGATCGTTAACAGAGGAGACGAACCATGCCACCCCGTACCCGCACCGCTCCCGAGCCGGACACCCAGGCCGGGAAGATCGTAGAGAAGATCGCCCCGCACGCCGGGCCCGGCATCCGGGCACTCATGATCCGGATCATGCGCGACGTGCTGTTCGTGGGCAAGGACCAGCGCAACAAGGAACAGCGCTACTCGTTCCGCGGCATCGACGACGTGACCAAGGCGCTGTCCGGCGCGCTGCGCGAGCACGGCGTGTTGATGCTGCCGCAGGTGGTCGAGGCCACTCGTCGGGACGCCAAGACGACCAAGGGCAACGCCACCCGGGAAACGATCTTGCGGGTGTGCTTCACCTTCACCGACGAGTTCGGCGACAGCATCGAGATCGTCACCGAGGGCGAGTCGCTGGACTCGGGCGACAAGGGCACGGCCAAGGCGATGAGCGTGGCCTGGCGCACCGCCATGATCATCGCGTTCGCGCTGCCCACCGACGAGCCGGACCCGGACAGTTTCACGTGGAACCGCGGCGACTACGACAGCGATGATCGAGACCGGCGCGATGATCGTCGAGGCCGGGGACGTCGGGACGACCGGGATCGAGGCCGGGACCGGACAGACCGTGTACACGACGAGCGGAGCCGGGATGATCGGACCGCCGACGAGCGGGACACCGCGCACCGGCACGAGGACGAGCCGGGCGACGAACTGCGCGACACCGACGACCCGGACGTGCGCCGCGACGAGGCGCTGTTGCAGCTCCGCGAGAAGATCAAGGGGCTCAACATCGACAAGGAAGACGCGGGCGACCGATTCTTCGAGATCTTCGGCGAGGAACTGCCGGACGCCGACGCCGTCATGATCGAGACCTTCTGCACCCTGGTGGTCACCTTCCAGCGGTTGCCACTGGCGGCCGAGGTCACCAAGCAACGCGACGACGTCACCAAGATCACCAAGCTGCGGGACGAACAGGCCGCCCAGATTCGCCGCGACCGGGAAGCGCAGGACGCGGACCCCCGCGGTGCCGATGGTGACCGCACCGACGACGACGCGGCCGGGGTGGACCGCACCGAATCCGACCCGTGGGGCTCGGCCCCGCCCGTGGATCGCTCTAGGAACTGATCATGGCGCGCAACCCGGTGCTCGACGATCTGAGCGATGATCTCGCCCGGCACGTCAAGGTCTACCGCGAGTTGATGTTGGACGCGGGCGACGCCGAGGCCGACTACCGGCACGCGCGGGCAGCGGCCGTGGACCGGTTCCGCCGGGAGGGCAACGCGGCCGGGATGGCCGAATACCTGGCCGACGCCGACGCCGAGATCTACCGGCTGCACAAGGCCCGGCTACGCGCGGCGGCTCTCGAACGCTCGCACTTCGAACACCTCAAGGAACTACACAAGCGGCTCGACATCGAGCAGACCCAAACCGTCAACGAACGCTGATCATCCACACCCTGTTGATGATCTGTGGACGGTTTGCGGACCCATCAACGGGGATGGTACTGTCAGTATCAAGTGCCCCGGTGGCATCACACGAGAGGAACGAGCGATGGCTCTGAACGGAACGTTCGCCGTACACGTCGGCAACTGCGTGGCGGATCCCGATCTTCACTTCACCCCCGGTGGGGCCCCGGTGTGCACGGTGCGCGTCGCGGTCAACTCCCGACAGAACAAGGGCGACGGCTGGGAAGCCCGCGACGCCGCGCTGTTCTTCGACGCCACCGGGTGGTTCGACACCGCGGAGAACATGGCCGAGACCCTGACCAAGGGCATGCGGGTCATCGTGGCCGGGGACATGTTCAGCCGCGAGTGGACCGACCGCGACGACAACACCCGCACCTCACTGGAAATGGAGGTGGCCGAGATCGGGCCGTCGCTGCGGTTCGCCGAAGCCAAGGTCACCCAGAACGAGCGCAACGGCGACGGGCGCGACGGGCGCGACCGGGACGACGACCGCGACGACCGCGGCCGGGGCCGCCGGGGGGAACGACGCGCACGGGACGACCGCGACGACCGTGGCGGGCGCTCCCGCCGGGGTGGCGGGCGCCGCGAGTCCGAGCGCGAGCCCCGCGGTTCCTCTCGACGCGATGACCGCGACGACCGCGGCGGGCGCGGGCGGCGTAGTTCGGTCTGGGACGACGACAGCGAGGGCGACTGACCAGCCGCGCAACCTCGATCTACAGGGGTGGGTGGACTCGCGCGAGGTCTGGCATCCCGGACCCGAGGACGATGACCCGCCGTTCTAGCAGCCGTGGACCGGCTCCCCAGCACCCCCGGGCGGATTGATCGACTGCCCGGGGGTATCGGCACGTCAACTCACAGAGGAGAACGATCATGACAGTGCAGAGCTTCCGGATGTTCATCGAGCAGCCCGGGGACATCGCCGAACACCCGTTGGTGCTCTCGCTCGGCGACGGCGAGCGGATGGGCGCACTCGGGCTCTACGGCGTGGTGGGCGCGTGGGCGGCCCGATACGCGGCCAAGCTCGGGGTGGTGCCCGCCGCGGTGGTCACCATGCACGACGGACGGGGCAAGCTCTCGGGGGCGCTGGTCTCGGCCGGGCTGTGGTCCTACGACCACGACAAGGCCACTTACCGGTATGTCCACTGGACGGAACCGTTGGCCGATCCGTGCGCCTTGACCGGTTCACCGTCCGCCTAGGTCTGTCGATCACAACCCGGTAGCCGCTAGCGTGGGTTCCCCCGGGCGTCTGACAGTGGGCCCCGGGGCAACGCCCGAAAGACACCCAGACGATGAGAACGGGCCCGCCGACACGCGGACCCGTCCTCCACATCTCAAGGAAGCGTCCCGATGGCATTTCAAGAAGCTCTCTGCGATGTCTCGCCAGCATAGCGCGGGGGACCCTGAGTACCGCAACAGGCGCTCGGAGCTGAATCGAGACCGGGGCTCCGACGAGGGCGGACGGCGTAGCCGATCACGGCGTGTACACGAGTTAGAACCGGTCCCGGACGACTACCGACGGCGCGTCTCGCGCTGGGAGCCGGAAGATCCGGAGCCGTACCTGTCGGGTTCGTTCGTGCGCCAAGACGCCACCCTCGGACGCATGCGCAGCGATCACCGCGCGATGCTCTACGCCGGTAAGGATCATCTGATCTACGGGCCGACCGGGGCCGGGAAAACGATGCTCGCGGTGGCCCTGTGCGCCGATGTGATCTGCGACCCGGACGGCGGCACCGCGCTGTATGTGCACTTCGAGGAACCCGACGGGCTCGACACCTACGGACGCTTGCGGACCGTGTACACGGTGCCCGAGGATCCGTTGCGTGAGCGCTTCGCTTTCGTAGCGGCGGCCGTGGCCGCCCGGTCCTGGGAGATCGAAGAGTTGGCCGAGGAAGATCACACACTGGTGATCCTGGACGGGGTCAACGAGGCCATGACGCTGTTCGGCCGGGGCGAGGGGTTCGGGTCGGACAACTGGTCACGGTTCCGGCAACAGGTGATCATGCCGTTCCTGCGGCGCGGCTCGACGGTGGTCTGCCTCGATCACGTGACCAAGGCCGAGTCCGACGCGCCGTTGCCGATGAACAGCATCCAGAAGATCAACAGTGTCACGGGCTGTGCCTACTACCTGCGGCCCCACAAGGACGCGGACCCGGATCACCGCGGCGTGTCCTGGGTCCTGATCGCCAAGGATCGGCCGGGCATGGTCAAGCGGGGCGGCATCCGCCGAGAGACCCGCCGCGGGATGGCCCCGTTCACCTACTGGGGCGCCATGATCACCGACACCCGGGGTAGCTCTAGTCCGCTCTGGATCGCACCCCCGCGGTTGCGCGACCTGGACGTGATGGACGGTGCGGACGATGACGAGGACTGACACACACACTCCGCGCTTGACTAGGTGTACTAGGCTGGGCCGGTGGGCCGGAGCTTTCCGGCTCCCGTGGCTTGGCGGGCTCGACAGCCCACCGGCATGCGGGGGCTACCCGGGAGCGACGATCTTAAACGCAGAGGATGCGGATCATGAGCAAGAGGCGTCGGCGACGACCGCCCATCGAATCGGAGTATGTGGGCCGCACGGCGACGGCCCCGATCCCGTGGCCGGATGAGCAGTGGGCGGCGTGGCCGCAGGCTGAGGAACACCGGCCCCTGCCCACCACGGCGACCCGTGTACACGCGGCGCCCTTGCGGGTGTCGGATGTGCCGTGTGCGACCTGTCGGTGCCGTGGCTCGGCGCACGGCATGGGTGGCCCGCGGCCGAAGCTCGGCGCGGTGTGCCTGCGCCACGGGCAAGCCTGCTACACGCCGGAGGTGAGCGGCTGATCTTTCGGCACGGGCACCTTACCGGCGTCGTGGGAGCGTCGGACACAGCCGTCAGAGGGGGGGCTGTCCGCCACCCCTGACCCGGGTGGCAGGACTGATCTTCTAACAGTTAACGCGGTGGTTGCGGTGATCGGCACGTCAAAGCCGATCATGAGGCCCTGGGGGGCCTCTGTTCACAGGACGGGCGGTGTGAGGCTATGCGGGTGGGTGCGGCGTGGGCGGACTCCCTCGCCTACGCGGAGACGCTCCGGCTCGGTCGGTTCGTGGTCTGCTGGGGTGTCGAACGCTGGAAAGATCCGAAGCGAGCCCCGGCGCGGAGCTACAGCGGAGCAGAGGGGCGGACGAGTTGGCCGGGATGGAGCGTCGAGGACGGCGGAGAGACGGCGCGCCGCGCTGGGGCTGACACCACATTTGTCGCCACGTCGGGTTGGTGCTGCGCGTGTCGGCGGGGGCGGGCGTGCGCGGATCCGGGCAAGCATCCGCGGCCCATCGAGCGGGCGAACGATGTGCAGATGCACGGCAGTAGGGATGCGCGGAGCGCGGTCGAACTGTTGGGCATGATCGAACGGTTGCGGTATCGGCCGATCAACCTCGGGTTGGTTCCGGCCGAAGACATCGTCGTGTTGGACATCGACCCGCGCAACGGCGGGCTCGCTACCCTGCGCTCGCTGGAGGCTCGCTCCGGTCCGCTCCCGGCAACCCTGGCCGTGTACACGGGCGGAGGTGGTGAGCATCGCTATTGGCGGGCCACCCCCGGCCTGCCGCGACGATCATCGATCGGGCCCGGCCTGGACATCAAAACCACGAGCGGACTGCTCATCGCGCCACCCAGCGTGCACGTCACCGGCCGCCGCTACGTGTGGAACCGACGCCGACGATCACCGGCCGACGCGGAAAACGGCGACCCCTGGCCAGCCCACATCCCGGCCTGGCTCGACCACCTGACCATGCGCGAAGCGAACGTCCCGCGCGGCGCGGGTCAACCGCGAGGACAGCCTGTCGGCGACCGCGGAGCCCTGGTCCGCGAAATGGCCGCCACCGGGCGCGGAGGCCGGGCGCACGCACTGTTCCGGCTGGCCTGCTGGGCACTGGAATCGGGCGAAGATCTGGCGCCGCTACTCGACGCGGCCCGTGGCACCGGGCTGGCCGAGCACGAGATCCGACGACAAGTCAGCGGAGCCAAACGGGCCGTCCGACGATGAGGGAGGAACCGCAGCCCCGCGATGGTGTCTGTGTGTGGGTGCCCGCCGCGGGCCGCAGCGCAAGATCATCGGCCTGGCCCGGGGGCCGCCGACGCGGGCCGTGGGCGGCCAACGGAGCGCAGCGGAGCCTTCAGCGGAGCGGCGCGGGTGTGACACCGGTGACCTGAGGGTGATCCACATGAGGCGGAGTGGATCTCCACGAGGCGAGGCCGGGCAGCCCGGCGTGTACACGTCCAGAGTAGAGGGACCCGAGGTCACAGGGGGTGGCCCAGGGTGGCGTGGGCTGACAGAGCCCGGGGCAGCCCGAGATGACCATTAGGCCACACTGGTGAAGACCCGCGGACTCATGGTACTATGGTCTGGTAGCGGGGTGGAGGTCAACACCACCCCCGGAGGATACGGAGAGATCATGACCGAGCTGCACCCGGGCACCCTGGCCGAGGCCGAGAACTTCCCCGGCGCCACCCTCATCCGGTGCGACGAGGCCACCCGCGAGAACGCCGACGCCGCGGGCGACCCGCTGGTCTGGCTGGTCACCGGCGACACCTTCGCCGCGGGCTACGGCGACCTGGACAACCGAGAGATCACCGTCGGCATCTACGCCCGGCTGCACGACGCGGTCACCGAAGTGGCGCGCCGGATCCTCATGGCCGCCGGGACCCCGCGCGGCTGGGCCAGCACCGACGGCACCCAGATGATCTACAACCCGACGTTCACCGAACTGCCCGTGCGTGGCTGGAGCAAGTGATCATCATGCGCACCCTGGGCCTGCTCGGACTCGTCTTCCTCGCCATGGTGCTGGTCGGCCGGATCTTCGGCCGCGACGCTCTGCTGGCCGTCTCCCTCGCCTGCAACCTGATCACCTTCGGGCTGGCCACCGCCCGCTGGTGGGCCGCCAAGATCGAAGCCTCCCGCCGGGAAGAGAGCCAGCGATGAGCCGCAAGACCGGCCGAGACAGCGCAGACACCCGGCCCGTGGTCTGGCTGCTTTGGTCCGGCGAAGGATCCGACCGGGCCATCGCCTCCGCGCACGGCTCCCGCGACGCGGCCTGCGCCGCGCTGTGTCAAGCCGTGCTCGACGGGGTGCCCATCCGGCTGCCCCGCATCGAAGCCCTGGTCGTGGACGACACCACGCCGATCACCTCGACCAACGTGGACGCCGTGGCCGCGGTGATCCGCGCCTACCGGGCGCTGAACGGGGCGGGCAAGTCCGATATGCGCCGCGCCTCCATGGGTCCGCTGCGTGACGCGCTCGACGCACTCGCCTACCCGATGATGATCAAAGACCGGGATGTGTCCGGTGATCTCGACGCCATCCCGTCCAACCGGATCGAGGACTGATCATGATTCACCTGTTGGACCCGGACACCGGCGCCCCGTGCTGTGAGCCCGAGCGCGCACCGAACATGACCACCCAGGATCCGGACCTGGCCACCTGCACGCCGTGTCTGGTCGCGTGGTTCGGCATCGAGCCCGATCTGATCGAGCCGCTGCCCGGACAGCAGTGGCAGGCCATCGACGACGAGTTCGGGCGCATCGAAGATCCGCGCGATCCGCGGGCGGGCGAGGACGACCAAGATCGCCACTATCCGGGGGGTTACTGATCATGGGCTGGCTGCCGGGCAAGGCCACCCCCATCCGCCGCTACACCCGCGAGGGTCGCTGGACTCTGACGTGGGTCGAGCGTCCGCCGTGGCCCGACCGCCTGGACAAGATCACCGTGCGCTGGTGGGGCAAGCGGCGGGTGATCTGGGAGCGCGACCGATGATCACTCTGCTGGTCGTGCTGCTCCCGCTGATCGGCTACAGCCGCAAGACCCGCAAGATCCACGAGGCGCAGGCCAAGCGGGCCCGCTACACCCGCATCGAGAAATGCGCGTGCGGGTCCGGCAAGCCCGCGGCCACCTGCACGCACGGCAACGCCGCCCCGCGCTCGCGCTCCTACGTCGCCAACGGGCACCGCTGGTGCTCGCACTGCTCATCGCTGTGGCGTGACGGACGGTGCGTCAACGTCCGCTGCCCCCACCACTGAGGACCTGATCATGATCTACACCGGAGACGATCGCGGGCTCGACCCCGCCGACGCGGCCATGCTGCGCGCGTTCGCCCGCCACTTGGAAGAGGTCGCCATGCCCCGCCGCAACACGATCACCATCCATGCCTACCCGGCCAAGGGTCCGGACACCATCACCTTGATCGACTGCCCGCAGCACGAGGCCGAGCGGGATCCCGACCTGGATCCGCGGCCCGGCATCCGGATGATCGTGCTCCCGGAAGGGGCGTTGCACGCCACCCGGATCACCCTCGATCCGCGCGCCGTGCGTCAGATGCGGGCCGCGCTCAACCGTTGGGAACAGGGCAAAGACCTCGCCGAGCCGCGGAACTAGGGGGCACCGATCACCATGACCAAGATCCTATGGGCCGCGCTGATCACCGGGCTGGCACTGCTGGCCATCGTCAAGATCGTGCAGACCATCGGCGCGCCGCTGTTCATCATCCTGGCGATCATCATCCTGGCCGGGCTGATCAAGGCCCGCAACGCCTACGTCGGCCACGTTGCCTCCGGCCTGGACGCGGGCAACCAACCCGGACGCGCCGTCACCATCGCCAACCGCACCTCGCGCTGGTGGGACGCCGAAGTGGCCATGGACGGCACCCGGCACCGCCGACTCTGGGCCAAGTTCCTGCCCTTCACCGAACTGCGCATCGGCTCGCTGGACAAGGCCCGCAAGCAACAGCGCGACCAGCACGCCGGACGACCCGTCCGCATGATCGACTACACCCAGCCGAACCGCAACGGCGGCGGCTTCGGCGGTGGCGCGATGACCGCGTCCGGCATGACGTATGACTGGTGCACCTGCTCGGAGCAGGCCATGCCCAACATCCTCGGACCCGACGGGGAGATCATCCGGCCGAACTTTGGCGAGGACACCTGCATCTGCCAGTGCTCCGAGTGCGCGCCCAAGGGACGCATCCGCAACCCGGAAACCGGCAAGGTCGAGCCGGTCAAGGCCCGGCACTGGCGGGCCCGCGACGCCGAGCACGAGGCCGAGGTGGCGCTGGCCGTCGGGCACGACTACGAGCGCCGGTTCACCGTGCGCTGGTCGCGCCGCTTCGATGCGGTGCGCGATGTGGTCGACGACTGGCGCGACAACGCCCGGGACAAGGCCATGGCCAAAGACCTGGGCTGGGAGCACCCCGAGACCCGCCGTCGCCGTGGCGAAGAGGTGATCACCGATCGGGACGAGTGGCTGTACCGGCACGGCCGGTTTGATGAACCACCGGCGGATGAGCCGGACACCGACACCGCACCGGATGCGCAGGACTGGCGGCCCGGTGGGGGCGAGCACTAGACAGGTAGCGACAGGATCCGAGAGGAAGCGAACCGATGGCAGACACGATCAACATCGAGAAGCGGTGCGGGCAATGCCTGACCGTGTACACCCTGACCGTGAGCGGGGAAGGGTTCCGGGTGTGGAACATGGGCCAGGGCGCCTACGTGCAGGATGCGTTCCCCGAGCTGGACGCCGGGCAGCGTGAGCTACTGGTCTCCGGCATCTGCGGGTCGTGTTTCGACGCGCTGGTGCCCCCCGAGGATGACCCGATGTGGGAGCAGTTCGCCGACCCGGACGCGTTGGGCACCCCGGGCCCGGGAGATACTGAGGCGGCCCCGGATGTGGAAGCACGGCCGGAAGCCCCGTGCTCTCCAGTAGCCAACCCGGGCGCGTCCGGGGCCACCCACGCCATGACCGACACCGGGGTGCCGTTCGACCGACTCGGCCAGTGGATCACGTTTGCGGTCAACGGGCTGACCCGCGACGGCGACCCGGCCACCCGTGGGCACCTGCGCGCGCCCCGGCTGGACTGGCCGCGCTGCTCCCGGGAGATCCCCGGCATCGATTCGCCGATCTTCCTGACCGCGCCGAACATCTGCAACCGCCCGGCCACCGTGCTGGCCTCGTTCACCGACGAGTACCTGTTAGACGTGCACGGGCACCGCTGCGGCGACCCGGACTGCCCGATCATGGACATGGCGCGCAACCCGGAAGCCATGCGCCAAGCCCGGGAGTACCGGATCCCGGTGTGCGGGATGCATATCGCCTCGTTGCGCCGCGACGCCGAACAGTTCCGCCGGGAGGTGCGCCCGGAGATCGGGGAGATCTTCCTGTTGGCCGCGATCGGCGTCGAGGTGGCTCAGGGCGCCACCGGCGAAGTGATCGAACTGGGGTTCCGGCAGTGACCATCCCGCAGGGGTCGGGCCGGTTGCGGCTGGCGTTTCGCACCGAGCGCTGTTGGCTGGCTGCATCCGGGCCGCGCACCCTGCCCGATGTGCTGGATGACCTGGACGACATGCTGCGCGCGGCCAAACGCACCGGCAAACGGGCCATCCTGGTCACCGACCCCCGGGAGGTGATCGTCGGCGACGACACCGGGGAGATCCTGGCCCGCGCGTTGTTCGAGGCCATGGGCACCCGGGGCGCGATCATCGCCGGGCCGTATGCCGGGGTGCGCGCCCCGGCCCGGATCCGCTGGAAGATCTCCGCCGGGAAGGGGCTGGCCTGGTGGATCCGCGGCGGCATCTTCGCCGGATGGGAGTATCCGGGTACCCGGCTGGCCTCGCGCGAGGGGTTGATGCGCTGGCTGCCGGAATGCGTCGTGGTGGATCCGTGCGCGGGCGACGGCGGGTTGATGGTGGCCGCCCGGTTGGCCGGGCGTCCGGTGTTCGGGGTGACCGACAAGGATCCGGGGTTGGCGGTGGCCGGGCTCGGCCAGTCCACCCTGTTCGATCTCGGCGAGGTGTTCTCCGCGTCGATGGCGAACCGCCCACCCGGCTGATCAACATCTCAGAACGGCCGCGAACGGGGCGTGTACACGCGCACCATGCGCGGCATGGGCGCTCCCGGATACCTGGGGGTCATCGTCGCCGTGGCGGGCGTCGTCGGCTCCCTGATCATCATCATCGGGGCTTGGATCACCCGGCTCCGCCGTTCCTACCGGTGCCGCTGCGGGCACCTGCGCAACGCGCACACCCACTACCGCAGGGGCTCTGACTGCGGGCTCTGTGGATGCCCGCGGTTTCGACCCGTGCTGAACCGCTCGGCGCAGTTGAGCCACCGCGCGACGCTGCAATACGTGCAGCGGGCAACCGGCCAGCGGGTTCACACGACCTAACAGAGGAGACGAGAACGATGCGTGAGGCACTGCGGTACGTGCCGCTGATCGGCCGCTACGTCAAGATCGACTGGTGCGGCGAGGGTGAGAGCGACGACGTCATGAGCGGGGTGGTGCAAGCGGTGATCGACACATCGGCTGGTCCCGAGATCCTGTTCGGCGACGGATCGAGCGTGATCATCGAAGACCCGGACGGGTACATGATCGCGGTCTATGCGCGGGTACCGGATGCCCAGTAGATCTACCTCTAACCGGCTGGTCATCCGGCTGCCGCAGTGGTGGGCCACGCTGGGCGCGATCGGCGCGGACCCGTTGGTGCACGAGCCCTACGCCAAGGCCGCGCGTAAGGCCGTGCAGCTCTACGTGGATCTGGCCGTGGAGATCGAGACTACCCGGCTGGCCGTGCACACCTGCCACCCGCGGCTGATCGACAACTCCCATCCGTGGCCGGGTATCTGCACGACCTGTTGGGATCCGGTCCGCGACGATCATCACGCGTGGCCGTGTCCGACGCTGCGTGCGATCGGGGTGGACGCGGACGGGCATCAAGATCGGGATCAGCGGCCGGGCGGGTACGAACCGCGCATTCTGCCACCCGAACCGGCCTGATCCGTTACCCTGCACCCGCAACCCGCAGGGCGTGTACACGACGAGCGTGGGGGTGGCACCGTGGCGGATCCACCGGGAGGGTTCAACCCCGGCCCGTGGTCATCGGGCGGCTTCCTCACCCACCGGCACCGCCGCTATCGAGCCTGGCATCTGCGGCTGTCCGACAGCCCGTATGACTACGCGCGGATCCCCGAGGGGCTGGCCGAGTTCGGGACCCGCGGCGTGCTGCTCGATGCGGCCTGGGGAATCATGATCTCCGACCGGGTGTCGCCGCGTGCCTCGCTCTACCTGCTCGATCATGTGCCGCAACTGCGGGTGGCCACGTACTGATCAACGCAGGGCAGACAGGGGCTTCGAGCATGCAGGACTACCCGAACGGCTACAGCGAGAGCTACAGCGCGCACTACTACCGCAACGAGTGGCCCGCCTACGGCGACCCGGGCGACGGCACCGGCTACGGCGAACACCCGATCATCGAGGGCACCTCGATCCGCCGCGATGTGCTGACCGATCGGGTGGCGCTGGTGGCGTTGCGGGCGTGGGTGCTACAGGAACGTGATCATGCGTTGCGCATCACGGTGGGCACCGGGCAGGCCAGTTCGTTGCAGTACGCGATCCAGATGACCGACGTGGCCGCGGTGCTGTGGGCGTGCATCTGCAAGCTCCCGCCGGGTCCGGTCAAGATCCTGGGCGAGGCCGGGTGGCGACGTCCTCGACCTCGCCCGATCCCCCGGTTGAGCCGCAACATGCTGCCCCCGGTGCTGGACGCCGAGCCCACCGATCCGGCCCTGCCCACTCTTGATCATGCTCGAGAAGTGGATCAAGGAACGGCGTTCGGGCCGTCCGACTCGCCCCTCTATTAGCGGCCCCACTGCAAGATCCTGGTACTGCGAGTCAGGGGATCTGTGGTAGGATGGGGGCTCGGCCGGAGGTCAACACCGGCCGGGCCGATCTTGAGGATGCGATCATGCGAGCTGTCAGCCTGCCCGCGGCCGGATGTAGCGGCTGCCCCGAGACCTGGCGCGGCGAAGACCCGTGCCACTGCTCACGGTGCCACCGTACGTTCATCGACCTGGCCGCGTTCGAGGCGCACCGGCGCGGCGTGCGCACCCGCGGCTGTCCGCACCCGGAAACCCAGGCCATGGTCACCGTGGCCGGGTTCTGGCGGGACAGTGCGATCCCCGGCCCGGACCGTTGGGCGCACTGGCTGACCGTGCGGGCGCAGAATCCCGGACGGGCCTGAACCCGAGTAACGATCAAGAGGAGACGACGATGGCCAGTCTGCGGGCACTCACCGGCGATGACGAGATCGACATGGTGTTGCGGTACCTCAAGGGGTGCCACGACGGCAAGCGGGCCGCGCGGCTCACCGCGGAGAACGTGGATGCGCTGCTGAGCCTGCTCGATCACCTGTTCTCGGCGACGGCGGCGATCCCGACCGTGCAACTCGCCCTGGCCGAGATGCTGGGCAGTGCCGAGACCGACAAGCTGATCAAGCTACTGGTCAAGCTCGACCCGAACCGCGAGTTCGGGCGGCTGGCCAAGGCGGTGGCCTGATCATGAACAGCAGGGACACCCATGGAGCTGACCCGCGGCGGATCGAGCCGGGTGGAGGCGACGGTACCCGCGCCGATCGTCTCCCCCGGCCCGATACAGGTCCGACGCTGCCGATGGATCTTGCTTCGGCGTTGGCGGGTGCTGTGGCATCTGGACTGCGGCTACCTGGTGATCGCACCCGGGGTGCGGCTGTGGAGTCCGACCCGGAATCGGGCGATCAATACGGCCCGGCGGATCCGATCGGCTACATCCTGACCGACGCGGGCCGGGCCCAGGTCGAAGCCATGCAGGCGTTCGATGAGTAGCCCGCGGCCCAACCCGTGCCCGTCGTGCCCGTACCGCCGGGATGTGCCGTCCGGGATCTGGGACGCCAGCGAATACGACAAGCTGATCACCTACGACGGGGAGATCGTCACGCAGGCCATCACCGGGGCCACCGCGGCGTTCGGCTGCCACCAAGCCGACGGGAGCCTCTGTGCCGGATGGGTGGGCCACCGCGAACATCCGGCCGACCTGTTGGCCGTGCGGCTCGGCGTGTCGGGCGGCTCGATCGACCCGGCGGTCTATGACTACCGGACCGACGTCCCGCTGTTCGCCAGTGGCGCCGAAGCGGCCGAACACGGTAAGCGCGACCTGGCCGAGCCCGACGACCGGGCACGCACCGCGGCGCGCAAGGTGGCCATCGTGCGCGCGCTGCGCGGAGACCCGGTGCGCGGCGACGAGACCGACCGGTGATCGGCATGGTCATCTACTACGGGCTGATCATCATCGGATGGGTGGCCGTCTACACCGCGGTAATGATCATCTGCCAGGGTGGGCGGGGTGACGCTCCCCGGGTTGTGGTCCCTGGCCGCCATCGTCGTGCTGTCCGGGTTCACGCTCGGCGTGGCCTGGCGAACCGGACATGAACAGAGGACACGGACATGTCGATCACAAGTGACCAGCGGTCGAAGATCAATACGGCCAACGTGGCCAAGGGCAAGGCAACCGAGCGGCGGGCGGCACGCTATCTCTCCGACGCGCTCGGCCTGGAGGGCGAGCACGCCATCATCCGGTTCGTGCGCACCGGTAACCGGCAGACATCGGACCCGGGTGATCTCGCCGTCCCGGGCCATGTCGGGGAGATGGTCATCTCGGTGAAGGACACCGACCGGATCAAGTACCTGAACCGGTGGTTTGTCGAGCTGGAAGCCATGGCCGGGCCGGACACCGCGGTGCGGTTCGTCGTGCACCGCTGGCCGCAGCACAGCGAGGAAGACTGGCACGTCTACGTCCGGGCCGGGGTGTTCGCCTCGGTGATGATGGCGGCCGGGTTCGGTAACGGCACCGGGGGCCCGATGGCCGTGGCGGTATGGGCACGCCGGGTGCTCGACCTGAGCCAACCGGAGCCCACCCGCACGCCGATCATGGTCCGGCTGGGCCCGTGGGCGCGGATGTTGCGGGCGGCCGGATTCGGGCAAGCTGAGCTGACCACCGATGAGGCGGTGGCCGCGATGGAAGACGCCCGCGAGGCGTGGGTGCGTCCCGCGCAAGCGCTGCGGGCGGCCGGGTTCGAGGTCATCGAGGAACGGAGCTGATCATGGGCAGTACCCAGGAGATTCACGACCGCGAGCACGAGTTGGCCTTGGCGTTGCGCGACCGGTTGGTGATGCACCTGCAACAGCGGGAGCGGGCCGAGAACGTCTCGATCGAGTCTCTGGAGGGTGGTTGGCTGCTGCGGATCTCGTTCCGCATCGGCCCGGCCCCGCTGGCCATCGACATCCGGCGCGAGCCCTAGACGATCAAGCCCACCCGGTAGAATCAGACCTGTCGGGGGGGGTTGCGCACCGGTCCGCTTGTTGACGCTCTCGGGTCCGCGCATGAGGCGAGAAGTTGACGCTTTCCCCTCCCTCCCCCCGACGCGACGAGGCCCTGTCTCCGGCTCTCCTGTTCGTATCCTCTGGCCGGGGATGGGGTCTCGCTTGCGGTTCACCCCAGGCCACCGCGGAACCCGATGATCAGGCACAGCATGATGATCAGGCCGAACGCCACGATGGTGAGTTGATCAAATGTCACGGGGCAACCGTAGGGGTTGCCAGACGTCCTAGTCTGTGACGGCGCGGCGTGTACACGGGCTTGTGGCGGGCTCGGGCTGCGCATCGAGGGAGGCGCTATGCGCCGCGCTGTCCTGTTGGTAGCCGTGATCGTGGCCGTGTTGACCGGGTTGGTTGCGGCGGCCATGCCCGCCGGAGCCCAGACGGGCCTGACCGCTCTACAGGCCCGCCGGGCCATCGCGGTGGCCCCGTGCACCGCGTTCCGGTTCGGCACCCAAGATCGAGCATTCAACGGGCCCAACACCATCGGCCCGATCGCCGCGGTGCGTGTCGGTCGACACTCGTGCTTCGATCGGCTGGTGGTCGACGTGGCCGGGCCGCTGCCCGGCTGGTCGGTCGGCTACCGCACCCGGCTGATCCAAGACGCCAGCGGCCGAGCCCTGCCCTTCCGCGGGGTCCGGGTGCTGGAGATCGTCCTACGCACCAACGCACATGACATCAACACCGGTCGCCCGACGCTGACCGGCGTGCCCCGGCCCAGCTTCCCCGAGTTCCGAGACCTGATCTTGGCGTCGGACTTCGAGGGACAGACCCAGCTCGGCGTGGGGGTGGCGCACGTGCGCCCGTTCCGGGTGTTCACCCTGCCCGGGGCCCGCGGGCACACGCTGTGGATCCTCGACGTGAAGCATTGATCATGCCGGACGTGCGCACGATCTATGTGATCGGGATGTTCACCGTGGTGATCGTCTGTCTGGTCATCCTGGCCGTGCCCACGCTGGCCGCCGAGCCCGCCGCTCGCACGGCGATCACGGCCATCGGGTCGGCGGCCATGGGAGTGTTGTCCGGGCTGCTGGGCGCTGAACGGCCCAGCGGCTTGGTCGATAGGGGGCGGAAGATCGATTGAGCCGATCGGAGCCCGAACGCGTCGCAGGGGCCGGGCTGGCTTCCCGACCCCTGCTTCGACTGACGTTCGCGGTCCCCGACGGCCACACTCCATGCCGGTGGCCAGACCGCGCCTGCATCCCGGCCCCCGAGGGGTGGGACCGGGCCCCATGAATGGCGACTTGCACTTGCGACAAACACGTGGCCCCGGAAGAGGCCGTGTACACGGTGACACCCGACCGCCTACCGCTGCACCCATACTGAGAGTCCGATCATGATGACGGGCCCAGCCTGAGATGGTGGGATGAGCGACGGGTGAGGGGCCGGACGGGGGGCTGTCCCCTCATCCGACCCCTTGGAAACCGGGTTTCCAGACGATCAGTGCAACTGCATGGTCTGGCCGAGCCGGGCGCACTGCGGGTTCGGGCACGCCGGGACGGCGATGGCCAGCCACTTGCGGGCCGAGCGGACCAGGTAGCCGCACTCGGGGCAGAACGCGCCCATGTGCCGGTTGGTCTGCGGGGCCGGGCCCACGTAGCCCCAGCCACCCGAGGGAACCGGGGTGCCGTCCGCGGGAACGATGGCCTTGGTGCGCTGCACGTCCAGCTTGGCGTGCGGGTAGGCGCCGAGGTGCTGCTCGGCCAGCAACATCAACTCCATCTCGTAGGCCGGGCCGGGCAGCATCTCGGTGGGCTTGCCCTCCAGACCGAGCATCTGGCCGAACGCGGCGAACACCCGGTCGTGGCCGTGGTCGCAGTCGAACAGGATGTGCAGCATCTCGTGGATCATGACACCCAGCACGGTGGACGCGTGCTCGATCTCCGGCGAGATGAACACGTGGTTGACCTTGTCCGAGGACCGGTCCGAGCGCCACGTCTGGCCGAGGATGACCTCGTTCTCTCGCTTGGCGCCGTAGCCGAAGCCCACCGAGATGTGCACGTCTTCGGGCATCCGGTAGTCGGGCAGGTCGGCGAACTTGGGGTCGGTCGCCTTGGCCATCCCGATCAGCTCGACGAGCTGGTCGAACTGCGGGCGCAGGTAGCGGTAGGCGGCCACGAGCCACTGCTCGCGGGTCTCGAACTTGGGGGCGTTGGTCGGGTTGGTCATCGGGTCCTCCGGTGCTCCGTGCTTGTTGACACCCCTAGTCTACTGCCCGTGTACACGGGCTGCAACCCGTTTTAGGACTCTGGGGACTAAATCTTGGGTGAGGTGCGCCACGGTCGGTCGGCTACCATGAGTCCTAGCGATCCGATGGCGGAAACGGCGGGAGGCGTGTCAGGCCCAGCACGAGATGACGACGAGGCGCAGTGGATCAACCATGATCCGCACGCCGAAGTGGCGCTACTGGAAGACCTGGCCCGTGAGCGCGAGGCCCTACAGATGCGCATCGCCGGGTTCTCCTACCTGGACATCGCCGAAGCCCAAGGCGGCACCTCGCGCGACGCATCGCGGCGGGTCACCGAGGCCATCAAGCGCGAGGTACCCACCGAACTGCGCGAGGAAGCCCGCGCGCTCTCGCTCGAACGACTCGGGCTGATCATCCGGCGCAACATCATGAAACTGTCCAGCTCGGCCACCACCGAGGACGAGAAGGAACGCGCCGAAGACGTGATCACCCGGGTGACCATGAACATCGTGGAGATCACCGGGGCCAAGGCGCCCATCCAGGTGGACGTGCGCCACCACGACGCGTTGGACGCCGAGCTGGATGCGCTGGTGGCCGACCTGACCCGCCCGGTACCCCCGGCCCCGAACGTGGCCCCGCCGCTGCGCGGCGACGACGACCGGATCGACCCGGACTTGTCCCGCGGGTCCGGCCGCTGGCGCGGACGCATGCGCCGCGGTGACAGCGAACGACCCGACAGCGATAACCGCAGTGATCGGGGCTACGACGACCCCTCGGTGCCGTGATGACCGATCCCACGCTGGTCGACCGGATGACCGGCGGTCACGAACGGGTCGGGCTCGGCAAGGGCGAGGGGCTGCGGGCTCGACCCTGGGCGCGCTACGACGATCAGACCAAGCTGGCGTTGCGGGCCAAACTGGAGGCGGAGCTAGAACGGCGCGAGACGCTGTGGCGTTGCGACCGGGTGTTCTGCGACGGCGAACCGCACGCCGGGGTCAACCCGGACGATCCCGACTTCCCGGTGCGGCACGCCCGATGGAACCAACTGCCCCCGCCGGACGTGGCCCGCTGGGCGCGCGTGAAGGGCTTCGGGCGGGTGCGCGTGGAGAACCCGTGGTTCGAATGGCTGATCATGGCCGGGCGCGGCTGGGGGAAGACCCGCACCGGGGGCGAGTTCGTCAAGTGGCGCAACGAGCACATCGGATCCAAGCATCGGGCCGCGCTGATCGGGCGCACCATGGCCGACGTCCGCGACACCATGATCGAGGGCGAGTCCGGGTTGATGCGCTGTTTCCGGCGCTCCGAGCGACCGCTGTACCTGCCGTCCAAGCGGCGTATCGAGTTCGACAACGGCGGCATCGCTATCTGCTACTCGTCGGAGAAGCCTGCCCAGCTCCGCGGGCCGCAGCACCACACGGCGTGGATCGACGAGTTGGCCCAGTTCTACGCGCTGGGGGAGATGATCGCGAACTACCGGTTGGGCATGCGGCTGGGCCGCTGGCCGCGCTCGGTGATCACCACCACCCCGCAGCCGCACCCCGAGCTACGGGAGATCATCGACGACGAGAAGACCGTGTTCACCGGCGGCACCACGTATGAGAACCTGGCCAACCTGGCCCCGGTGTTCCTGGACAACGTGCTGCGCAAGTACGAGGGCACTTCCCTGGCCGATCAGGAGTTGATGGGCCGGTATCTGGACGAGGCCGAGGGCGCGCTGTGGACGCGGCGGCTCATCGAGCGCCAGCGGGCCGATCCGGAGATGGTGGCCCGGTATCTGCCGGAGATGGAAACCGCGGTGGCGGTGGACCCGGCGGGGCGGCGGAAGAACAACGCCGAGACCGGGATCATCGTGGCCGGGCGGCTGGACGATGAGGGGTTCTGCCTGGATGACCTGTCCGGGTTCCACACTCCGGCGGCGTGGGCGCGCATCGCCATCGGCGCGGCGATCAAGTGGAACGCCGGGTACATCGTGGCCGAGGAAAATAACGGCTGGGACATGGTCCGCTCCACTTTGGACATGGTGATGGCGGACATGCGGCGCAACAACGAGCCGATCCCGCGCGGGCTGCGCATCCGGCCGGTGAGCGCGTCCAAGGGCAAGCGCACCCGGGCCGAGCCGATCGTGACGCTGTTCGAGCGCGGGCTGTTGTGGCTGGTCGGCATGTTCGTGGAGCTGGAAGATCAGTTGGCCACGTGGGTGCCGGGGGATGAGTCGCCGGACCGGTTGGACGCCATGGTGTGGGTGTTCTCCCACCTGTTCCTGCGGCGGCGTGGCCGGGCCGATCTCGCATGAAGTGCGGGCAGGAGATGTGCCCGTACTGGGGTGGCGACGGGAACGTGTGCCTGTGCGCTCTGTTTGATCTTGATCCACCCGAGTCGACAGAGGACGAGGAGGCCGACGCGGAAGGGTAGACGTGGCGTGATAAGCCGAGTTGGGGTAGCGCCCAGCTTGGGCCGGACCCCGACTTGCCCTACCGCCCGTGTACACGGGGAGGGTAAGATCCCCGAGCTGTGGCGGCTACCTGGCGAGCCTGGCTCGGCGCAGTTGTGGCCGATCTCGCCGACACCATCACCAGTGCCGTCCCCGGCACCCGCGGCATTCCGTCCGGGGACGGGTTCGCGGTCGGTGTGCCCAGCCACGTCGGGCCCGACGGGCTGCACGTCACCATGGGCCTGGACGGGCTGTATCAGTGGTATGGCCAGTACAACACCGGGTGGCGCAACTCCGCGGTGGCCTACCGGTGCATCACGGCCATCGCCTCCAACGCATCCAGCGTCCCCCTGGAGATGATCAACACCGCGTCCGGGGAGGGCGACGGCGAGCCCATCGAGTCCGCGGTCTGCGACCTGTGGAACCACGCACCGAACGACTACATGTCGGCCCGGGTGCTGCGCGAGATCACCTGGACACGCCTGGAGGTGCACGGGCAGGCGTTCGTGTTCATGGACCGCGGCGGCACCGGACAGGGCGAGGTGGCCGCGCTACACGTGCTCGACTCGTCCTTCGGTGTGCAACCGATCATCGACAACACCCGTGAGGACGGGCTGTCGGTACTGATCGGCTACCGCATCCACTCGGCCAACGGGCGCAACGGGGTGGCCACCCCCGAGGAAATGCTGTGGCTGCGCTACCCCGATCCGGATGACATCTGGTCGTACCTGTCGCCGCTGCGTGCGGCCATGTCCGCCCTGGAGCTGGACGACTTCGCGCGCCGCTACCAGTCCTCGTCGCTGGCCCGCGGCGGTGCCCCCGGCGGAGTGATCTACCTCGGGGACGTGGACGAGGACACCCACCGCAAGATCCGCCACGACTTGGCCGCGCGGCACGAACGGCCCGAGGACGCCGGGCGGCATCTGGTGTTGTCCGGCCCGAACGCGGCCAAGTACGAGCGGGTCACGCTGACCGCCGAAGAGGTGGCCTACCTGGACACCCGGTTGCGCTCGGCCGAAGAGGTCATGTTGGCCTACGGGGTGCCCCGGGACTACCTGATGGGCGGCACCACGTATGAGAACCGCGACGCCGCGCGCACCACGCTGTGGACCGACACCATCGTGCCCAAGTTGCAGGTGGTCGCCTCCGAGTTCGATCTCACCACGCAACCCGACCCGGACATCGAGACCCGGTTCAACGTCGAGGACGTCGAGGCGCTGCAAGAGTCCAGCGACGCGCAGATCACCCGGCTGGCCCGGCTGGTGGAAACCGACGTGTTGACCATGGACGAGGCGCGGGCCGAGGTGGGTCAGGATCCGCTACCGGATGGCATCGGGGCCGTGACGTTGACCGTGTACCGGGCGCGGGCCACGTCCATCGGGGCGCACCAACTCCCGGACATCCACGGGGATAACCCGTTCGGCGGCAACCCCAACCCGTTCGATCAGTCCGGCCAGGACGACGGCGGCACGGGCGATGACCAGGGTGGCGCGGGCCAGGGCGCAGACGCCAACCCAGATGAACCAAATCAAGATCCTGCTGCGGAGCGTGTACACGCCCGCAATGGTCGCCCGGTGCCGTTACCGACGGGAGGTAGGTCATGATCGAAGATCCGCGGCTGGCCAACCGGCGCAAGCTGTTGCACACCGCCCGCGGGGTCATCCCGGTCCCGCCCGACGGCGCGGTCGACGGGGTGGCCATCCGGTTGCGCGGCGGCCCGTGCGACGGGCGCACCGGTGAGTTCCTGGGCGCCTACCCGCAGAAACTAGAGATCAACCTGGGCACGTTCGGCGTGTGGACCTACCTCAAGACGGCCGAGTTCGCCGACGTCGAGGACTTCCGGCCGGGCACCTTGGACAAGCGCATCCGGGCGGGCCGGATCTACGAGTGGAACGGCAGGGATCCCGATGGTCACCCGGTCTGAGCGTGGCCTCGCGCCGGTCCTGCCCGAAGATCAACAGGCCACCGACTACCGCACCGTCGCGCTGACAGAACTGGATCTCCGCGACGACGTGCCGGATCACGAACCGCACTTCCGCGGCTGGCTGTGCCGGGCCGAGGTGCGCGACGCCTACGGCACCACGTTCGCCCCCGGCTGTTGGGCCGCCGGTGGGTTGGACGCCGGACCCTATGCGCTGTGCTGGATGCATGACCCGTGGGTGCCCGTGGGCGCGTTCACCGCGTCCGACCGGTCCGAGGGGCTGTGGATCGAGGGGCGCTGGGACCAGACCCGCGACGGGCGCGATGCCCGCACCAAGGCGCGCACGTCCGCGCCGGAACTGTCCGTCGGCTTCCGCTCGGTGATCTTCGACGAGGAAGACTCGGAACGGATCATCGCCGCGCAGTTGGTCGAGGGCAGCCAGATCACCGCGCGGATGGCCGCGGTGCCGGGCTCGCAGTTCGAAGAGGCGCGCAGGCGCCCCGCTGATACACCCGATTCCCCAGAAAATTCCCGGACCCCCGGCGGGCTGCCTGTCGCCCGCCGGGCCCTGATCGTGGCCCGCTCCCGGCTGCGGACCACCCGATTGATCACCAAGTAGGAAGGGACGGATCATGCTCCCCGAACACGGGTTCACCCCCGAGCAGATCGCGCGGGCGCGGGCCCGTGCCTTCGGCGCCACGCACACCCGAGACCGCACCGGCACGGCTGACGCGGTGGACTACACGCAGTTCACCGATCCTGAGCTACGCGCCGCGCAGGCCGAAGCGCTGGCCGCGCTGGACGGCGAGGACGCGGGCGACGAGCAGGTGCGCACCGCGGACGCCATCACCGCGGAGATCGAGCGGCGCAACGCCATCACCGACGCCACCAACGCCCGGCGGCGGCGGCTGGCCGAAATGCAGGTCACCGAGCGCTGGCGCCCCGAGGGCGGCCAGTCGGGTGGGCGCCCCGATCCGGGCGGCCCGGCTGAACGCGGCCAACGCGGCGCGGGCGAGCGGCCCCGCGGCGACGACGGGGCGGCCCTGGTCCCGGACAACTGGCGGGCGCTGGCCGGGGAAGGGCTGCGGTCCTACACCGAACGCGGCATGACCGGCACCGCGGAGATCCTGAACCTGCCGCGGGCCACCGACCTGCGCACGCTGGTCACCACCACCACCTACCCGAGCCAGGCTCAGCGGGTGCCGGGCGTGCTCTACCCGCCCCCGCCGCAACTGCGGGTGGCCGACCTGCTCGACCAGCAGACGGCAACCTCGGGCGTGATCGAATGGGTGATCGAGACGGCGTCGCCGGTCTCGGCCAACACCGCGGTGGAAGTCGCGGAGGGCGCGGCCAAGCCCGAGGGTGCGTTCACCTTCACCGTGGCGTCCAAGGCGTTGGCCACCATCGCCGTGTGGGTGCCGATCACCCGGCAGGCCGCCGAGGACGAGGCCCAGCTCACCGGCTACATCCAGGGGCGGCTGTCCTACTCGTGTGAGAAGCGGCTGGACTCGCAGATCCTCAACGGCGACGGCACCGCGCCCAACATGCGCGGCATCCTCAACACCACCGGCGTGCAGACCCAGTCGATCGGCACCGACTCGCTGTTGGTGGTCGTCCGCAAGATGATCACCAAGGTGCAGGTGGCCGGTTACGACGCGTCCGGCGTGGTGCTCAACCCGGTGGACTGGGAAGCCGTCGAACTGTCCACCGACGACAACGGCGCGTGGATCTTCACCAACGACCCGTCCAGCCTGGTCGGGCCGCGGGTGTGGGGGCTGCCGGTGGTGCCGACGGTGGCCATCGCCGCGGGCACCATGCTGGTCGGCGCGTTCCGCGAGGCGGCCACGCTGTGGCGCAAGGCCGGGGTGCGGATCCTCATGTCGGACTCGCACGTGGACAACTTCACCAAGAACATTTTGGTGATCCTGGCCGAGATGCGGGCCCAGCTTGCGGTGTATGCGCCCCCGGCGTTCGTGAAGTCGACCGCATGATCGAGGCGGCCTGAGGTGGCGGGCCGGACGTACCGGCGGCCGAGGGAGAAGCGCATGCGCTACGGGCATTGCGAGTGCTGTGGGCAGATGGCACCGATCCCGCCCCGCCGGTACGTCAGCCCCGAAGAGGTGATGGCATCCGGTCGTGTACACGGGCAGGATGTCGCCGAGCAGGAACCCAGCGGGCAGGGGGGTGGCGCAGATGACCGGCCCGACGACCCCGGTGTACGCCGACGTCGCGGCGGCGCGGGCTGCCGGTGCCACGGGCACCGACACCGAGATCACGGCGGCGTTGCTTGACGCCGAGATCACCATCGACCGGTATTGCCGGGACCACTTCGCCCCGGCTCAGCTCTCGTTCCGGGTGCCGGTGGACGCCTACGGGGTGGGCTACCTACCGGTGATCGCTTACGCGGTGGATGTGGGCACCCTGGGCTACGACGGGCGCACGTGGACCACCGACGAGTTCCCGCCGTTCGGCGGCTACTGCTCGGGTATCGAGTTCGACGTGCCGGGCGACTACGGCTGGCGCACCACCCCGACCCCGGTATCCCAGGCGGCGGCCCGGCTGGCCGCGTTGTATCGCCCGGCCCCGTTCACCGCGCAGGCCGACGACGAGGGCAACCCGATCGGGCGGCCCCCCGCCCCGACCGTGGCCGACGAGACCGACCCGGCCCCACCCACCCAGCGGTCCGGCTCGGCCGAATACGAGCGCACCACCGGGGACCCGACCGTGGACGCCTGGCTGGAGCCGTACAAGAGCAACCGGGTGTTGATCTAGATGGCAGGTGTTGATCTCAATGGCACTGATCACGACGCGCACGATCGTAGGAGATGACGAGATGGCCGGTACCAAGTCCAGCGCCACCGCCCAGACGGGCGAGGACGCCAAGACGACCAACGTCGAGACCGGGGGCGGCGACGTCAACATCAACATCGGCAAGGCGACCCGCACCGAGGTGGGCGAGGAACCCCGGGTGCGGTGGGAGATGTGGACCGACCACGTGACCAGTTTCGAGGCGCAGGGATGACCGTTCGGGATCACGGGCACAACACCAACACCCAAGATCCGGACATCGACACCGAGCCTCCGGCTCCGGCCGACTGGGAGTTCTGGACGACCCACTTTCCGTGGGATCCGGCCGAGGAAGACGGCGGCTGGGCCCCCAACCCGGTGCCGTAGGCGATCATGCCCGCGCAGGTGGTCTGGACGAATGAAACGCAGTGGCGACAAGCCATCGTGCGGGTGCTCGACGACTGGGATTCCGGGTTGCGGGCCAACGTCGAACACCTGTTGGACATGGCCGCCGAGGAAGCCCGCAAGCGCTGCCCGGTCGACACCGGGCAATTGCGGCGTGGCATCGAGTCCGGGGTCGACACCGGCGAGGGGGCGTCGGAATGCGTCGGGGTGCTCTACGACAACGTCAACTATGCGCCGTTCGTCGAGTTCGGTACCCGCTACATGAAAGCGCAACCGTTCCTGCGGCCCGGGATGGCCATGGCCGAGGCCCGCTACGCCCGTGAGATGACCCAGGGGCTGAAATGATCATCAGCGGAGCTGGGTCGTGAGTACCCCGGTCACCAACGCCACCGTCTCCGGCGCGCTCAAGTACGTGATCGAGTCGGCCGGGCTGGGCGTGACCGTGTTCCGCGACCTGGCCCCGCCCAAGGCACCACTTCCCCTGGTCGTGATCACCGAGGGCGTGGCGTGGAACGTGCTGCCGCACGGTGACACCGACGTCGAGGGCGAGCTGTGCATCCGCGAGCAAGCCCAGGTCGACATCTACCAGGCGTTGCGCAAACCCGACGGCGAGCGAGCCGAGATCATCGGGTTGGAAGATCACATCTGCTGGTTGATGGCCCGCACCAAACTGCCGAGCTGGCTGATCACCTGCTACGGCGTGCAGATCTTGACCCGCTCCGCGCAAGCGAGCGACAACCTACGACGCACCATCGTCACGGTGCAGATTGATCGACTGCTGGCAGCCCCAGCGGCCCGATAGGAGGAGAAGATGACCACGCCCGTTGCCGATCAAGGCATCACCAAGGTCTACGCCGTGCAGCACTGCCAGATTGCCAGCGTGACCGCCGACGCCGTCGGGGCCGCGATGACCTACGGCGAATGGTTCGACGTGCCGGGCATCAAGTCCCTGGTGCTGTCGGGCGACATGGACACCAAGCAGCTCCGCGGCGACAACCGGCTGATCGACCAGCAGTCGATCATCACCGGGCTCACGGCCAAGTTCGAAAACGCCAAGCTGAGCTTGCAGAACCTCGCGGTGATGCTGGGCGGTTCGGTGACCGACCGCACCACCGGCGTGGGCGGCTCGGCCTACGCGGGCCAGGGCTGGTCGCTGGCCTCCGATGCGTTCCCCGAGTCGTTCGGCATGCGCGCCATCTCCGCGGCCGGGGACTCGCCCGGTGGCGCGGTGGCGTTCGTGATGAGCAAGTGCTCACTGTCCGGGTTCCCCGAGATCGGCGCGGCCGAGGAGGACTACCAGATCGTCTCCGGTGAGGTCAACGTCAACCCGCCCAACGGAACCTCGCCGTGGCTCGACGTGATCATCATGGACACCTACACCGCGCCGGACCCGTGGGAGCCCGACGGCTCGACCTGATCCACCCAGAGGTTGATCAACTCAGACCTTTCCCGATGGCACCCCATGAAGGTGGCGGCGGCTCTGTGGCTCCGCTCCCCTTCGCCGTGTGGACGGCTGCCGCAACCCGACACGCCGTGTACACGCTCATGAGAGGACGTGCCGCATGCCCGGTACCGCCAACGACTCCGGCCAGTGGATCACGATCGGCGACGACAAACACCAGTTGATCTACTCCATGCTGTCGTTGGAGAAGATCGAAGCGCAGTTCGGCTCGGTGGCCGAGATGCAAAACTTGATCACCAACGACGAGGGCGCGGTGACCCTCGATCGACCGGTGGTCAAGCTGTTGATCGACATCATCCATGCCGGGCTGCTGCACGACTTCGACGACACCCCCGCGGCCCGGCGGCAAATCGCCACCGGCATCCCTCCGGCCGCGCTGGACGAGATCGTGACCTCGTTCACCCTGGCGTTCACCGACGCGTTCGGGGTGTTGGGCGAGCGGGCGTTGGCGGGGGAAATGGGCGGCCCGACCCCGATCCCGAACCGGGCGGATCGTCGGGCCGCATCCCCTGGGTCCGCTGGTACTACCTCGCGTGCGTCGTCTTCGGGCGGACGCAAGCGGAGTGGGAAGAAATGACCCCTCGTCAGCTCATGGCGCTGTGCGACGCGCACCGCGAGTACGAAGGGCACCGCAACGGCGGTGGTCAGGCTGCGGGTGGCCAGATGGGTGGCCGGACCCAGGCGGCCGTGGGTGCCGGGGTGCAGCGTGGCCACGGCCAGGGCTCGGCGGGTTGGTTGATGGCGGTGTCGCGGGATCTCGACCGCAGCCGTGGCGGGCGCAAGCGGCCCGTGTACACGGTCCCTGCGCCGGGGGTGAGTTGATCTAAATGGCCTTGCTGCCCGATCTTGTCGGCCGCATCCGACTGGACATGTCGGAGCTGAACCGTGCCCAGGGTGAGGCCCAGTCGCGCGGCGCGGCCATCGGATCGGCGCTGGGCACCGCGGTGGGCTCGCTGGCCGGGGGACTGCTCGCGGCGGCGGGCGAGAAGGTGCTCACGTTCGTGTCCGGCTCGGTGGACGCGTTCGCCCAGCTCGAAGACGCCATGTCGGTCACCGGCATCAAGTTCGGTGATCAAGCCAAGTCGGTCGAGGACTTCGCCTCCCGGGCATCGAGTTCGTTCGGGCTGAGCAAGCGGGCCGCTCTGGAGGCGGCCAACACCTTCGGCACCTTCGGCAAGGCGGCCGAGCTGACCGGGCAACCGCTGGCCGACTTTTCCACCCAGATGACCGGGCTGGCCGGGGACATGGCCTCGTTCTCCGGCACCACCCCGGACGAGGCCGTGACCGCGCTCGGGGCGGCGTTCCGCGGCGAGTATGACCCGATCGAGAAATACGGCGTACTGATCAACAAGGAGATGGTCAACCAGAAGGCCCTGCAAATGGGCCTGGCCGCGACCAAGGACGAGATCACCAAGGGCGACGAGGTCATGGCGACCCGTCAGTTGATCTTGGAGCAGACCGGGCAGGCGCAAGGCGACTTCGCGCGCACCTCGGATTCGGTGGCCAACAGCCAGAAGAAAATGGCGGCCGACACGGAGAACGCGCAGGCCGCGTTGGGCGAGAAGCTGGCTCCGGCCTACCTGGCCGTGCTGAACGCGCTCAACCAGGTGATCGGTGGGATCACCACGTTTATCGACTGGATCGGCAAGGCCGTGGAGTGGGTGGGCCAGTACAAGGAACTGCTGGTCGGGCTGGCTGCCGTCCTGTTGATCTTGAACGCCCGGACGATCGCCTTCAACGCCGTGATGGCCGCGCAACTGGCCTGGATGTCCATCGTCAACGTGCTCAATGCGCTGAAAGCCGCGTGGTGGGCGCTGAACGCGGCCATGGCGGCCAACCCGATCGGCCTGGTCATCGCGGCCATCGCGGCGCTGGCCGCCGGGCTGATCTACGCCTACAACCACTCGGAGACCTTCCGCCGGTTCGTGGACGGGCTCTGGGAAACGATCAAGAACTTTGTGGCGGACATCCCGGCCCGGTGGGAGGCGTTCAAGGCCACCACCGTGCAGACCTTCGAGACGGTCAAACAGTGGGTGACCGACGTGGTCACGGCCATCGTCGAGTTCCCCGGCAAGGTGGGCGCGGCCATCGCCGGGTTCGGCGAGATGCTGTGGCAGAACATCGTGGTCGCCGGGTGGGACCGGGTGAAGGAAGGTTGGAACGCCGCGGTCACCTTCCTCACCGACACCGTTCCGACCTGGATTCAGAACGTGGTCAACGGGCTGCTCGGGCTGGGCGAGCAACTGTGGCAGTCC